GTTTTCCCTTTGCGATCACCTCTGGCTACCGCGATCCCAAGCACTCAATAGAAGCCAAAAAAGAAAAGCCCGGTACTCATACTCAAGGTATTGCTGCGGATATTTACACTGTTTCTGGCTCTGAACGCCATATTATCCTTGAAAATGCCTTTGACATGGGTTTTGGTGGCGTTGGGATAGCTAAAACCTTCATTCATGTTGATAGCAGGGACACAACCCCTGTGGTCTGGACGTACTCATGACCCCTGACCAGCTCAATGCATGGCGAATCATTCCAAGAGTGTTAATGTTTGCAATGATTTGCATGACCTATCGTACTGTAGAGTGGTTTATGTCCTTACCTGACCCGAATCCTGAGCAAGCTGCACTAGTTTCAGTCATGACTGGGGCCTTAACTGGTGCGTTCGGTCTATTTTTGGGAAAGAAAGAGTAAATGACAGACCTAAACGTCAGTCTTTTGGGGTGGCAGCAAGATGTTTTTGCTGATCCTACCCGTTTTAAGGTAGTTGCCGCTGGTAGACGTACCGGAAAGTCCCGATTAGCCGCTTGGTTGTTGATTATCAACGGACTTCAAGCCGATAAGGGCCATGTATTCTATGTAGCCCCGACCCAAGGGCAGGCCCGTGACATTATGTGGCAGACCCTGATGGAACTGGGCCATCCTGTTATCGCTGGCTCTCACATCAATAATCTTCAGATAAAACTGGTCAATGGGGCCACGATTAGCTTAAAAGGTGCCGATAGACCCGAAACCATGCGTGGTGTGTCTTTGAAGTATCTTGTCATGGACGAATACGCCGATATGAAGCCCGATGTCTGGGAGCAGATCCTCAGACCTGCTTTGGCTGACCAGAAGGGTGAGGCGCTGTTTATCGGTACGCCTATGGGCCGTAACCATTTTTATGAGCTGTACAAGTATGCCGAGCTAGGTGATGACGAAACCTATAAGGCTTGGCACTTTACTAGCTACGACAATTCGATGTTGGATTCTGGCGAAATTGACATCGCTAAGAAATCCATGTCTAGTTACGCCTTCAGACAAGAGTTTATGGCCTCATTTGAGGCTAGAGGCTCTGAGATGTTTAAAGAAGATTGGGTTAGGTTCGGCGAAGACCCCGAAGAAGGCGATTACTATATTGCCGTTGACCTAGCGGGATTTGAGGACGTAAACAAAAAGCGAACCAAGAACACAAAGCTAGACGATACTGCGATTGCTGTCGCGAAGGTAAATGAAAATGGTTGGTTTGTGGAAAACATTATCCACGGTCGTTGGGGCCTTGATGAGACGGCTACGAAGATCTTTCAGGCCGTCCGTGACTATCGCCCCGTCAGTGTCGGAATCGAAAAAGGAATCGCCAAGCAAGCAGTAATGTCGCCGCTTTCTGACTTAATGAAGCGGTATGGCACGTTTTTCAGAGTTGAAGAATTAACGCACGGAAACAAGAAAAAGACAGATAGGGTGATGTGGGCCTTACAGGGCCGGTTTGAGAACGGATATATCACCCTGAACAAAGGTGAATGGAATGTTAAGTTCCTTGACCAGTTGTTTCAGTTTCCAGATGCTTTGACGCATGATGACCTGATTGATGCGTTGGCGTACATAGATCAGTTGGCTGAAGTAGCCTATGACTATGAATATGAAATCGAAGACCACGAAATCTTAGACGTGGTAGCGGGATACTAAAATGGCAAATGACTATAGCCCAGACCCCTTGATGGCCGAGCAGTCTATTGAATCATGGGTAATGAGTAAGTGTGAAGACTGGCGCGATTATTACGAGTCAAACTATGAAGATAGTTTTGAAGAGTATTACAGGTTGTGGCGTGGCCAGTGGGATCCCGCGGATTCTGAAAGGGCGTCAGAACGCTCAAGGATTATTTCACCAGCATTGCAGCAGGCCGTAGAGTCTAATGTTGCAGAGTTGGAAGAAGCCACATTCGGACGGGGGAAGTGGTTTGACATAGCGGACGATGTAGCAGATCCGCAAAAGCAAGACGCCTTAGTATTACGAAAGAAGCTGGCCGAAGACTTTGAAGCCTGCAAGATTCGTAAAGCAGTGGCGGAATGCCTGATTAACTCAGCCGTGTTTGGCACAGGCGTTGGTGAGGTGGTCATTGAAGAAATTAAAGAGATGGCTCCAGCAACTGAGCCGATCATGGGTGGTGACCTTCAGGCAGTTGGTGTCAACATTACTGACCGTGTAGTCGTAAAGCTCAAGCCTGTATTGCCTCAAAACTTCCTAATAGACCCAGTAGCGACCTCGGTTGAGGATGCCTACGGTGTGGCGGTCGATGAGTTTGTCAGTAAGCACAGCATTGAAATCCTGCAAGAGCAGGGCGTATACCGTGAAGGGATGATTGAATCTGCGGCACCAGATACCAATTTGGAACCCGATCAAGACCTGACTCTCTACAACGATGACAAGGTTCGCCTGACCAAGTATTACGGCCTTGTACCCAAGGATCTTCTAGAGCAAGAAGACGTAGAGGTAGAAGAAGACTCGATGTATGTCGAGGCAATCGTGGTAATTGCTAATGGTGGCGTACTTCTCAAGGCGGAAGCCAACCCCTACATGATGAACGACCGCCCTGTCGTTGCATTTCCTTGGGATGTAGTGCCGGGCCGATTCTGGGGTCGTGGCGTTTGTGAGAAGGGCTATAACAGCCAGAAGGCGCTTGATACAGAGCTTCGCGCGCGTATTGATGCCCTGAGCCTCACAATCCACCCAATGCTCGCTGTGGACGCCACACGGCTTCCTAGAGGTGCTAAGCCAGAAGTACGCCCCGGCAAGATGATCTTAACCAATGGAGATCCTCGTGAAGTACTACAGCCGTTTAACTTCGGACAGGTCAACCAGATTACGTTTGGTCAAGCCGCTGCGTTACAACAGATGGTACAACAAGCTACAGGCGCGGTGGATTCTGCTGGTATCGCAGGTCAGGTTAATGGTGAAGCAACAGCCGCTGGTATCAGTATGTCTCTCGGCGCTATTATCAAGCGGCATAAGCGTACTCTTATTAATTTTCAGCAGTCCTTCCTTCTGCCCTTTGTAACCAAGGCGGCACACCGATATATGCAGTTTGACCCCGAAAACTACCCTGTTTCGGACTATAAGTTTGTCGCAACCAGCACATTGGGCATTATTGCTAGGGAATATGAGGTTACCCAGCTTGTCCAGTTGTTGCAGACAATGAAGCAAGATAGCCCGCTTTACCCTGTATTGATGCAGAGCATCATTGAGAATATGAACCTCAGCAACCGCGAAGAGCTGATAGCGGCCATGCAACAGGCTTCACAGCCTAATCCGCAGGCTCAGCAGATGGCTATGATGGCGCAACAAGCCCAAGTAGCCCTACAGCAAAGCCAGACTGCAGCACTAAACGGCCAAGCGGCTGAATCTCAGGCCAGAGCCGCCAAGCTGTCGGTCGAGTCCCAGCTTGCACCGCAAGAGTTGCAGGTAGACATCGTCAACGCCGTAACTAGAAACCTAAAAGAAGGCAATGAGGATGACAAAGAGTTTGAGCGTAGGCTCAAGGTCGCAGACAGACTTCTCAAGGAAAATGAAATAAAGGGTAAGCAGCAAAATGTTAATGACGCAAACGGAACTCAACAACCTGTTCGGCCAAGTCAACAGCGCCTTCAAGGAGCAGGGGGAGCAGTTGAAAGACTTGAGGCAGCAATTAGACCAGCTCAAGGAGAGGGTTGATGCCCAAGAAAAAAGACCCAAAGCTGGCGCGCGCGGGCGTAAGCGGGTACAACAAGCCGAAGAGAACGCCGAATCACCCAACGAAGAAGTTCGTAGTGGTGGCGAAGCAGGGGGACAAGACCAAGACGATTAGGTTTGGTGATGCCAAGATGACGATCAAAAAGAGTCAACCCGCTAGGCGTAAGTCTGTTAGGGCTAGGCATAAGTGTGATACAAATCCTCCAAGTAAATTGATTGCAAGATATTGGTCTTGCAAGAAATGGTGATGGTATGAAGGTTAAAGCGCCAAAAGGCTATCATTGGATGAAGGATGGCAAAGAATACAAGCTGATGAAGAGCCCGCCCGGAGGCTACAAGCCCCATAAAGGCGCTTCTCAGTCTGCTGAATTTAAGGTTCAGAAAGTCCACAAGGGCAAATAGGAGGCTGTTATGGGTTATGGGATGAAGGCGTACAGCTCAAAGCCGAAGCCAAAAAAGAAGAAGAAAAAAGCCAAGAAGAAGGCGAAGAAGTAATGCCCAAAGCCAAGGCTAAGGCCAAGAAAAAGAAAGGCTCTATACCCGATAATGTAAAGAACAAGGCTCTTTACTCTAGGGTTAAAGCTGCGGCTAAGCGTAAGTTTGACGTATACCCCAGTGCCTACGCCAATGCGTGGCTAGTGCGGGAATACAAGAAGCGCGGTGGCACTTATGGCTAAAACCAAGGGTGGCCTTACTAAGTGGTTTAACGAGGAATGGGTCGATATTAAGACTGGCAAGCCCTGCGGTCGTAAGAAGGCCAAAGGCTCAAAACGCCCATATCCGGCCTGTAGGCCCAAGAAAGTAGCTGCAAAGATGACAAAAGCGGAAAAAGATGCCGCTAAAGCTAAGAAAACAGGGCCAAAAAAGGTGAAATACGCTGTGACAGCGTCAGGCCGCAGAAGGAAAAAGAAGGCGTGACGAAGGAAGATGAAGAGTATTACAGCATGTTTTTTGACATGTTTAGGTCTGATGCTTGGAAGCAGTTGGTTTTAGAGCTTCAAGGCAATGCCAGCTCAATAAATAGCGTAGAGGCCACTAAGGACACTAATGACATGTACTTCCGTAAGGGTCAGATAAACGTCCTTGCGTATATAATTAACCTAGAGACTTCAACGATTGCTAACTACGAAGAGTTGACAGGCTCTGATGATTAAGGTATTTGAGTTCCGTTGTACGAACGGACACATTTTTGAAGATTTTGTAGATGGCACAACTACAACCAGTAGGTGCGGTTGTGGCGCCGAAGCTACAAAAATCGTTTCAGCGACCAAGTGCGTGCTGGATGGGTCAACCGGGGATTTCCCCGGCAGACACATGAGGTGGGTACGAGAACACGAGGAAGCTGGGCGACGTGGTAGAGAGGCCAGCCGAGAGGCCGGTCAACTTTGATTATCTCCATAACCTTTGATAAGGCGGGGCAAGTTAAGTGATGTCAAGAGCGACAATTATTGATGAGCGTCCAGATGAGGTGGACACCACATTACCGGAAGAACCAGCTATTGAAGCTGTTGAGGCCCCTGTAGAGGAGCAACCTCAAGCCAGTGAAGTACCGGACAAGTATCAAGGTAAGTCTGTTGAAGAACTAATACAGATGCACCAAGAGCTTGAAAAGTTTTCAGGCAAGCAGCGGAATGAAGTTGGTGAACTGCGGCAAGTGGTTGACAGCTACATCCAGACAGAACTCTCAGCCAAAGAAGCACCTGAGCAACAGCAAATAGACGATAGCGAAGATGTTGATTTCTTTGTTGATCCTCAGAAAGCTGTGGATAGCCGTATTGCTAACCACCCCAAAATCAAAGAAGCGGAGGCTTACACTCAACAGTACAAACAGCAGGCCACTCTTGCACAGTTGAGATCCAGACACCCAGAGATGGATTCAATACTGCAAGACCCTAAGTTTGCCGAGTGGATTAAGGGGTCAAAGGTTAGGACGAAGTTATTTGTAGAGGCTGATAGATCGTATGATTATGACGCTGCAGACGAGTTGTTTACGCTTTACAAAGAGCGTAGCAATGTCGTTCAACAGACTGCTAACGCAGAACTGGCAGCTCGTAAGAATAGTGTTAAATCTGCCAATACAGGTAATGCTCGCGGTTCCGCAGAGGGGACAAGGAAGAAGGTTTATCGTCGCGCTGACATTGTGAAACTAATGCGAGATGACCCCGAGCGTTATCAAAGCCTTTCAGATGAACTGCTGAGAGCTTACGCGGAGGGTCGAGTTAAATAGCCTTAAAGGAGATTTATCATGGCTACAGCAACTTACCCCGGCGCGGGCGGTAATACTGCCCTAACAGAAGCGGCAACATTTGTACCAGAAATCTGGTCAGATGAGATTATCGCTTCTTATCAAAAGAACTTGAAGATGGCACCCCTTGTCAAGCGTATCGCTATGAATGGCAAGAAGGGTGACGTTATTCATATCCCTAAGCCTACTCGTGGTGATGCCAACGCTAAGGCGGCTGATACTGCGGTAACTATCATTGCAAACACCGAGTCAGAGCTGCAGGTTACTATTAACCGGCACTTTGAGTACTCACGTCTGATTGAGGACATTGTAGAGGTACAAGCACTGTCATCTCTGCGTCAGTTCTACACTGAAGACGCTGGTTACTCGCTGGCTGTACAGGTTGACAACGATCTGCACGCAGCTGGTACTGGTTTTGGTGACGGTGGCGCTGTTGTATTCAGCCCTGCTGCTACCGACTACCAGCACACTGGTTGTTTTTTCAATGATAACGGTACTACTACTCAGTACA